CAAATTTTGATAATTACAAACGTTTCGTCAACACTGTTACTAGCACAGAGTCTAAAGACTCCGACGCTTTTATATACCGTCTACAAGAGCTTGGTGGTTCTGTCGCTATTCAACGCCTTCTTACTGCTAGTGTTGGGATTAGTGCCGAGTCTGGTGAATTTATGGAGATCGTCAAAAAAATAATATTCCAAGGTAAACCATGCAATGAAGACAATCTTGAACACCTAAAGATAGAACTTGGTGATATCATGTGGTATGTTGCCCAAGCATGCATGGCACTTGAAATAGATCTCGATGAGGTGCTTGATAAAAATATAAAAAAATTAGAGAAGAGATATCCTGAGGGACATTTCTCTGAATTCTATTCAGAAAATAGGAAAGCAGGTGACAGATAATTATTGCTTTACATGTCTCAAGATAGGTGACAAATATAATGCTGATTACGTAAATAAACTTGAGAGCATGGTGAGAAAACATAGTGATGCAGATTTTCTATGTTTTACTGATGATTTTAAAGGTGTAAATGCTGAGTGTATTATCTTAGATGATAAGGTAGAAAGGGATTGGGATAATTGGTGGCCTGTGTGGTGTAAAATAAAATTATTTGACTCACCATATTTGAGAAGTTATGATAGAAAAATATTTTTTGATTTAGATATTATAATTCATGGTGACATATCTAAACTTCTATCACATGATGCCAAATCACCACGTAATAATTTTAGTCTAATACAATCAACTTGGAGAGGTAGGACATATCAAATGGCAAACCCCACTAAATCTCTTTTCAATTCAAGTTGCATGATGTGGAAAGATAATAAAAAAATTTACGAAAAATATATGGAGAATCCAAAAGGTTATGTCGCAAAATATCATGGCACTGATGATTTTTATCACAATGAAAAAATAATTCGCAAACCATTACCACCTATTTTTTACTCATACAGAGAAGGGTATAAAGATCAATGTAAAAAATGGAATGACTCTACGTGGTTGAGAATGTCAGAGAAACATTCAGTTGCTATCTTACATCAAGAACCTAAACCACACACTCTAAATATCAAAGATCATCCTATATTAGCATATTGGAAATGACTATTTTATCGGATTGTTTTACAAAGACCATATGGCATAACGCATACACAATACCTGACATACAAGAAGGAAAGAGGTGGTATCTTGATGTGCTTGGGTGCAAACTAGCATGTGATTTTGCTATCACTCCAGAGGATAAAGTGCATGTAAAAAGAGATGATGATGGTGTGGTGCCAGGTTTTATATTTTCTTTTGCAGGTCATCATATATCTGTGATACAAGGCGAGACATCTATACCACAAGAGACTAGGTTACCTAGACACTCAGGTCCTATATTTTTAGATGAAAAAGAATATTTTGAAGTAGTGAATCATTGTAAAAATCATCCAGAAATAAATGTGATAAGTTCGAGATGGAACAATGAACCCCCATTTTTTGATGATATTGCACCAGGTGATGAGTGGAAGTATGGACAGAACGCACAGTGCCATCACATTCGTATAAAAGATCCATGGTCTAATTGGATTGAAATGAAATACTATAAACATCTTGGGCAAATACTTGCAAAAAATATTAGCAAGAATGGTGATGTCACTATTGGTGGTTTTCCTGAGTTGTACGATAAAAAATATGAGGACATTCAACATATAAAGATATGAACGAACTTATAGATGTATTAATAGAGATGTATACTATCTCACCAAAAAGAAAACAATTACAAAGACGTGAGATGGAAGATTTCATGAGGTTTTTTGTAGCTTTCACTGAGACTGATGATAAATATATTCATATGAGAAATGCAGGTCTGCGTTTCATCAAGCAAAATGAACAAAAAATCTACAAACAGATAAGTGAAAGCGTTCCAAACATTTATAACAGAAGCAAGGACTACCAAAGCATCGCAAGAAGCAAAGCGATTGGGATTGGTAGGAGACGGACACGGTGATTGGTATGATCGCACTGGAAAACTTATTGCTAAAACGGTGGCAGGTGATCTTAAGTATTTTGGTGGTGGTGGATCTAAAGATGAAGAAGGTGGAGACAGGTCAAGTGTAGGCACGGTAAACAAAGGTCGTGGTACATTTGCAAAAGATATTGTAAACAATCTTAAACTTCAACCACCTAAACCAGAAGATAGAAAGGTGGCAACACCTCAACAAGGTGGTGATAGAACGTTAGTTGGGCAAGCAAAAGATAACGGACCTTTGACTATTGCATTTGATAAGTTTGATGATGAGGAGATATCAAACAATCTAATTAGTACTGTAGAAGAACTTTCAAAGAATAGATTTTTCTACATATTTCCAAGTAGAGAAAGTAACATTGAGGAACTAAAGAATGCTTACCCTAAGATTAGTGAGTCCATCATCGATGACAACAATGCAGAGACAATCTACGATGTCCTCCAATCATTGTACGAAAATGGGTTTGATGCAATTAATATTGTGGTTAGAAAATCCAGAGCAGAAGCAATCTCAAAATTAGCGTATGAACAAAATGGTGAGTTGTATAATTTTGTAATGCTAAATGTAATACCTGCAGAAGAGAGAACTATTAGAGAACAATATATTGCAGGTGATATATTTAAGGTAGGTTCTCTTGTAGAATCACGAGGAAAAGAAGGTAAAGTAATAAGAAGAGGAGCAAATCATTTAATTTGTTTGGATGAAGATTCAAACATGTTTAGATGTTGGGTTTCGGAAGCAAAAGAGTCACATTTTATGTTGCCTGTTGACTTTTGATAAATAATATACGATAAGTTTTTGGAAACAGATGAGTAATCCTTGGGCAAAATCCTTTGATGATTTAAGATCTCCTTATTTGCAAGAGAAAAAAGCAAAGAAGGACTATGATGGTGATGGTAAAATTGAGAGTGGTGCGAAGGAGTACCGTGGTGTAGTTCATAACAAGATACAAAAAGCAAAAGGTGGCAAGGCAGACGGTCAGGACACATCAAGTGTGAAAGAGGAGAAGCATGATGACTCTAAAGTGTCTATGAGATTTGGAGACAAAAAGCAGAAAGAAAGAAAAGAGAAACTTGAAAAGAAAAGAGGTATGAAACTTGGTAAGCATCCTCAATTTGAGTCTAAGGCAATGAAGTCTTTCTTGGATAAGAAAGCAAAAATGTTAGAGAAGAAAAAGAAAAACCAATCTGCCCCATACAAAAACAACCCTGCGTTTGGTGATGACAGTCATCATTCAAATAAGAAGAATAGGATGGAACATCATAGAAGAGATGAGGACGGAAACACTGTGCCACATGAGGATGAACTCGTACTAGAAAAAAAAGGTAAAGATAAGAAAGGGAAGAAGAGTGGTAAGAAAGATGCTTGCTATCATAAGGTAAAAGCAAATTCAGATGTATGGCCTTCTGCATACGCATCTGGTAGATTAGTACAGTGTCGTAAGAAGGGAGCAAAGAATTGGGGTAAGAGTAAGAAAGAAAGTTATGAATTTCAAATACCATTGAAGTCCTTTGATCAGATGGTAGGTGAGTGTTGGAAGACTCATGAAAGAGTGCCAGGCACTGTAAAAGGTGCTAAAGGATCTTGTCGTCCTAAAGGATCTGGTAGAACTAAAAACGAAGAGATCGAAAGAATTGATGAGGTAGATCTAAAACAAGTTGGTGATAAAATTAATAAAGTGAAAACTAAAATAGGTAATGCGTATAAGAATTTTATGGGTGGTGAACGAGGTAAAGAAATTGACAGTTATATAAAAACTAGAAGTAGACTTAGTGGAAGTATATTCAATTCATATGAACCAGAAGGTGAAATGATAGAGGCAGTCAAGACTCCTAAGTTAGACATCAAAGAGACTGGTGTAAAAAATAAAATTGAAATCAACCCTGAGATCAAAACGGAGGCAGCGAAGGCACCTGTAAAAAAGCACTCAAACTCAAATCATACTGAGAGAAAACCTAAGAAGGCAATGGACGCAGGGGCAAGAGGTAGAAGATTGCTCCAACGTAGAGAGTATGCTGCCAAAGTATCTGGTAGCGAAGATAGAGTGCCTAAGGAGTTAGAAGATTCCTATAAGTATATGACATCAAGAGAATATACTATGGCGGAGGCAATGAAATGTTGGAATGGATACAAGAAAACAGGTACACAAAAGATGTTTGGTAAGACATACAACAAATGTGAGAAAGAGGAGGTGGAAATGGAAGCAAGTAATCCAGCACAACAAGCTGCGATTGCGATAGCCAAAAAAAATAGAAAGCAAGACCTTATGGTTGCTAAGAAAACTAAGAAAGAGGAGGTACAATTAGAAGCAAAAAAGTCTTGCGGTGAAGGTGAATATTATTGTCATGATAGAAAAAAATGCATGCCAATACCTAAAGGATCTAAGGTAGGTAAGGATGGTATGCTTGTCAAGGAAGACATGAAGGGTATGTCACAGAAATCTGGTGACAAGAGGAGCACTAAGAGTGGTGCAGGTATGACAGCGAAGGGTGTCGCAAAGTATAATAGACGCACTGGTGGTAACTTGAAGACTGCTGTGACCACACCTCCATCAAAACTCAAGGCAGGTTCTAAGGCAGCAAAGAGAAGAAAGTCTTTCTGTGCTCGTTCTAAATCATGGACAGGACCTCGTGGTAAGGCAGCACGTCGTCGTTGGAACTGTTCGTACGAACCTGAGTTACCAATGATTATTGATGAGAAGAAACTTTACAACGGTGCACCACTGTCAGATAGAGTAGCAGCATGGGCAAGAAAAATTAATGAAGGTAAACTGATTCGTGGAAATTATGGAACTTATGTTGATGGACAAAAAAAAGATACAAGAAAAGAACCTAAAATAAATCCAAAACTAGGACTACCCGTAGTTGACCGAGCATCATACAATCCACAAGGTGATGTGATATCTGAACTTGATTTCAAAAATATAAAAAGGAATGTAAAAGACACAATAGATAATTTCGGATCAGGTTTGAAGGTTATAGGAAATGCGATAAGAAATCCTGGCACGGGATTGAATCCTCACACCAGAGAAGCTTTAAGATTGAATAAAAAATTGAATCAAAGTTATGAACCACAAGGTGAGATGATTGAAAGGACGATGACTTCACCAGAAAAGAAGAAGAAGGAAGACTATGTAAAGGGTATGAAAAAGGACAAGAAAGGATTTACCAAGAGATACGGTAAAGATGCCAAGTCCGTGATGTATGCCACTGCCACCAAGATGGCAATGAAGAAAGAAGCTGTATTTAATGATCCAAAATTAAATAGAATGTATCCTATTCAACCTAAGTTGACATCAAAAGGTGCTGTTGCATTCAGAAATACTGCAGACCCTAATATATTCAGAGGTAATAAAAAAATAGGTGGTGGCATGGTGGCAAAGAATACTGATTTTACTAGAGGGATAGATGCTATAAAAAATAATAAAAATAAGTATAGTGACTTAATACAAAAAATGTCATACGAACCTGAGGGTCAGATGATTGAGGCAAAAGATGACAGGTCAGCAGGTGTATCTGAAGATTTTTATCAAAAAAGATATGCTGGTGTTGGTAAGGGATATAAAACCGTAGGTAAAAATAAGAGAATGGATAAGTCAAACAAAAGAGGTGGTGACAGTAAAAAACAATATAGAGATTTACATAAAGAAGGTGATTTACACAGTTGGTTCAAAGGATCTAAATCTAAAGACGGTAAAGGTGGTTGGGTCAACGTAGTTACAGGTGGCACATGTGCTAGTGATAAACCAGGTGAGGGCACACCTAAGTGTGTGTCATCAGCAAAGAGAGCATCAATGACTAAAGCAGAAAGACTCTCTGCACAGAGAAGAAAGAAGAAGGCAGATCCTGGTCAACAATCTAAATCTGGTGCAGCAAAACCCACATACGTATCAACTGATAAACCAAAGAAAAAGGTGGATGAGATGAATCAAGGTCCTAGTTCACCAATCACAGTAGGTCAACCTGGTGTACCTAACTTGGGGGCAGGTCGCATTGGAAAAATAAAACTTAAGAAACCTATAGGACCTCTTACAGGTGCACCAATCCCTAAAGTTTGAGGTAAGCATATATAATATGCTATAAATTATTATCATGTTATCATTTCTGCTACCGATAGCATCAAAGATCATCTCTGATGCTGTAAATAAGATCCCAGAGAACGAAGAACTGGGCGAGAAACTCATAGAAGTCTGTCTTGTTATACTCAAGAAAGCAGTGAAGCTTACTAAGACTGACATGGACGACAAACTACTGGCACAAGTAGAGTCAGCGATCAAAACAAGGTAGTAAACCTAAATAAAAGT